AGACCAATTCCAGTAATTTCAGCACTTGCGTCATCTGCTTCTGCTTGTCCTATTGCAGTAGTTAATTGTTCTCCCGAAACAGTATAAGTTGAATTATGATCTACAGTTCCAACTGCTGTAGTTAAAGGAATTCCTGTTAAAGAAAGATTTGCTGTTCCTGTCACAGATACATCTGCAATTGTTGAATCTAAACTATTTCCCGTAACCGTTACATCGACATCTGTAAATGCTGTTTCGTTACCTATAAGAGAATTTAATTGTTGTCCTGTTACAGAAAAAGTTACATCTGTAAATGCTGTTTCATCACCGATAGATGAAGTTAAAGGTATTCCAGTAACCTCTACAGTTACTAAAGATGCTGCATAAGTTTCACCTACTGAACTATTTAAATTAATTCCAGTTACAGACACATTAGCATTACCTGCTGGAATTTCATTACCTGTAACAATGTTTAAAGGTATTCCCGTAAGAGCTATGTCTGCAGTACCTGTTGTAATAACATTAACAGGTGAAAAAGTATCTGGACTTTGAGTGGCAAAAGGAGCTTCACCAAAAGCTGTTAAAGTATCTTGTATGGTTGTTATGTTTGTAACAGTTAAACTTTGACCTGTAGGAAAAACATTAACACCTAATTCCCCTGTAATGATAATTGACCCTGTTGCACCAGTAATTTGTAAACCTGATACTACAATAGTATTATCTGAAGGTTCAGCTGAGAAGGGTGTCTCTGAATATGCGTTAACAGCAAAAGCCATAAATTAGGCTCCTGTTTTTAGTGTGTCTATTTCTTTTTTAAGTTCTTTGATAGATTCAATTAATACTGCACAAAGTCTTTCGTATCTAACTGCTTTAGATCCGTCTTCTCTTGTAGCTACAAGTTCAGGTAAAACTGCTTCTACATCTTGTGCAATTACCCCAACTTCTTTTTCATCTACTAAATGTTTATTTTTTTCTAGAGCTTCTTTAGTCCAATTATAGTAAACACCATTTAATTGAGAAACTTTATCTAATGAATTTTCAATATTAACAATATTTTGTTTTAAATTTCTATCTGAAGTAAAGAAAGCTGTGATATCACCTGTTGCTGTTATAGCACCAGTGACTGCTAAAGTTGAACCATCAAATGTCATGTTTGCTTCTGCATTCATGCCATCTGTTCCAGTTGCAGTAACAACTCTATTGTTTGAACCATTAGTCATGAAGTCAGACACATCGACAGAAATAGAATCTGCAGCTACATCAATACCAGTTCCAGCACCAACGGCTAAAGAACCTGATGTTGTAACTGATCCAGTTAAACCATTTCCTCCAGTAACTGAAGTTACCGTTCCAGTGTTAGTAGTAAATCCACTATCATTATTAAATCCTGAGATAGCAATATTTGCTTTTGTTAATTTTTTCTCAGCACCAACAGAATCTACAACAACAAAAAAGTCTCCGTCACCATCTGCTGTAGAAGTGGTTAGTAAGTTTAAATCTATTCTAGCAATAGGAACCGTTCCACTTGCTAAATCGGATGCGTCTAAATTTGTTAAGTTTGCACCACTGATTGCTGGTAATGTTGCTGGAAATCTTGCATCAGGGACTGTACCAGAAGCCAAATCTGAAGCGTCTAAGTTTGTTAAATTAGCACCACTAATCGCTGGAAGTGTTGCAGGAAATCTTGCATCGGGAACTGTTCCTGAAGATAAATTATCTGCATTTAAAGAAGATCCATCAATGAATCCACTGTCATTATTAAATCCTGAAATAGCTATATTGCCTTTTGTAAGTTTTTTCTGTGCACCTACTGAATCTACAACTGCAAAAAAATCACCATCAGCATCCGCTGTTGAAGTTGTAAGTTCATTTAAATCTATTGCTAATGTTGGAGTAGATCCTTCACCAGAAGCTGCTCCTGTGATACCTTCTCCTGCAGTAATACTTGCAACATAATCTCCAGTGGTATCTGTTGTTAAAGTAACTGTATTTAAAGTTGCAATAGACCCTAAACCTAAAGTCGTTCTTTGTGCTGCAGCGTCTGCATCATCTAATAAAGCTTTACCTGCAGTTGTTAAATCAAAAGTTCCTGCAGTTCCTGAACCTGTAAATTGAATTCCTTTATCTGCTGCTGAAGTTAATCCTCCAATTGCAGCAAGATCTGCGTCTAGTCTTGCATTATCTACAGTTCCACTTGCAAGGTTACTTGCATTTAAATTTGTTAAATTAGATCCATTGTTTGCAATAATGTTTCCACTTGAATCAAGGATAACGGCTTTGGATGCTGGAAGTGTAACAAATACGTTTTTAGTTCCTGCGGTAAAGTTTTCTGCAGCATCACTGTTAGATGAAGAAATAATTGTATCTCTCGATAAAGTACCTGCACCAACAGTTCCTAAACCAACTTCAAATTCACCATTACTATTAATGATTGCATAATAAGTTGTATTTGTATTTCCAATCGCAGATGAAAAAGTTTCAAAACCAGATACTGCACCATCAAGGGTAAATGTACCCGTGCCTGTTGTAGTTGAAGTTTCTTTTACTCTATCATTTATTACCAAAGCCATTGTTTAATCCTCCTTACGATATTCTAATAATCGCTTGTGTATCGTTAGCATCAGGGAACTGAATTGTAAAAGTTCCTGCTGTTGCTGTTTTATCTCCACCGAAGTCTAAAACTGCAACTGAAGAGTCTGAGTTTGATGTGTTGTAAATCAAAGCTCCTTTTGCAGTTAAAGTAACTCCAGTAAAGGATAAGTCATCGAAATCAACAAAAGCTGTTGTTCCGTTTACCGATACTAATGCGTTCACTAAAGTTCCACCACCTTGAGCGTACTGACCTGTATCAGCAACTTGTCCTGCTGTACTGTCTCCAGTATATGAAGTTGTATCTGCACCAATAGTTGCAGATGAATCATATAACGCTAGTTTAAAAACATTTCCTGCTGATGTACTAAAATTATTTTGCCCTAATAGAATATCTTCCTTAAAGCTATTGCATATTGCGTTTGTTGTAATTGCCATTTTATATTCTCCTTAATTAATTTTTATGGTGACGGAGATTCCACTTTAATTCTAGGAACCCCTTGGTCATACTCACTTCTACGTCTTCTTCCCATTTGTTGGACTGCAAAAGCTTGCATACTTACATCATACTTGCTTTTGTACAGATTGTACATATCCATAGGTCCCTTTAAATAAGAAAAACATTGAGTAAGTACACCATACAGCAATAAACCATCTTGGTATTGAGCTAAAAAAGTATTATTTGTCGAAGTAAAATGAGGTGGATCAATTATGTAATTAAGTTGACAAAGATAGGTATTATCTGGAGTAGGTGCAACTAAAAATGTATTTTCGCTCCAATTAGCATAAAATTTTGGTAAACCAGTAGCTCCAGATCCATTGTATTCAGTAATAAAACTTGTATCTTTTTTTTCTAAAAAAGTTCTTGTTCCCGAAGCGTCCGTTGAATTAAAAACTTGTAATGATCTGATAATTAATTCATCGCCTGGTCTATTTAAATATCTTTGTCCTGTTACAAAGTTAGCTGTAGCGTATTTTCGTAAATCATCATAATCAACCTGGCCAGCAACTTCTAATTCAGTTTGTCTAATAAACTGATCTAGTAAAGTGTCCGATAAAACATTTGAATCAACTTCTGTATAACTTCGAACCTGCGTTAAAAAATTAGTGTAACTTATTGCCATTATGATATTCCTATTGTTACTTGTCCTGAGTAAGCGAAGACTTGTCTAGCTCTTGCTTGTGTTTCTGGATCCGTAGGTATCATACCATTAGACTCAAAAGTAAAATCACCAGGTAAAGATAAACTAACATAAGCTGCACCACCGCCTCCAGAATTTTCTGTGAAGGTTTGTGGTCTTGCGTTTTGTAATCCTTGTGGATCTGCTTTATGGTGTTTTCTTCTAATTTGTGGATGTTTAGGTTCATATTCAGAAATATGTACTAACGAACCATTCCATTCCTTTACCATTTCTGTGTAGGGAAATGCTTGTCCTGAACGATCTGATATTGCCTTAGATCTAGATCCTCTTGCGAAAGCCATTATACACCATCCCCAAAATAAGCTTGAGGAGAAATATACACAGATGATCTAGCACCATCTTCATCTAGAGCCCGCATTAGTTCATCCTCATATAATTGTTTTAAAATAGGTACACGATCTGGAGCTTTTACATGTGCTAAATAAAAAGCTAATCCAGAACACATACAAGGTAAAAATCTATAAACTACATCTGGATCATTAGTGTAAGATCCAGCATCTTCAATTCTGTTAATGGTATAATATTTAAGATGAGTATACGTATTTAAATCAGGTGTTTGATATAAATATATTATAGGAGTTCGTTGTCTATCCACGTAATACTGTGATGGCTGACCTTGAGAACCTTTATTCGGTAATGCAGCATATGCAGATCTATCAATTTTAGATAAAGCAATATCATTGGTAGATGTTGTCGGAGTTCCTGATGAACTTGAGATATAGGCTTCTAAAACATCACTTGCTGCAGCATCCACGGAATAATTTGCTTGACCTGTAACTAATGCTACTTGATTCAATTCAACCTTCCAAAGATTCAAACCTCTGTTTCCCCATTCAGAAAATAATATATTTAATTTTCTTCTTGCAGATCTAAGATCGTATCCAGAATTTGTTTGAACACCACATCTTTCATAAGCTTCTTCGATAACCTCATCAATACTTAAATTAAAAGACGTAGTTCCTGAAGTTGCCATATTATTCCTCTAATAATTTTTTTACTTGTTGTTGGTAGTTGCTATCAGCAAAAC